CAGTGAATATTACTTGAAAACTTAACGATCTATTAGGCATACTTGTTACAGCTATGACCATAGCATGTAAAAACTCGCCGTGATACTTCTCATGGTTATGGGTATATTCTCTACGAACCCACGCTTTAAAGTAAGGTATGTTGCTTTGAAGATAAGGCATACAGTTTAAAAGATTCCTTTAAAGCCTAGCCCTTTAACTTGACCCCCGGCTTTGTAACCTTTAACCTTACCACCCGCTTTCATGCCTTTAACCTTACCACCCATCTTCATGCCTTTAACCTTACCACCCGCTTTCATGCCTTTGACTTTGCCACCCGCTTTCATGCCTTTGACTTTGCCACCCGCTTTCATGCCTTTAACCTTACCACCCATCTTGTAACCTTTTTTCTTCATTGCCATGTGAGTTCTCCTTTCAAAAGACTCTTACTAAACCACCATTAGCCTTTTTATTCTTCCAACTAATTCGTTTCGACGATTTCTTTTTCTTTGCAGCAGATGTACACTGTGCCATAGTAGGGCGACAAGCGGGATACCCCTTACGCTTCTCTCCCTTTTGACGACCACAGGGCTTTCCTGTTTTGCAGTCAACCCAACCTTTACCATCGTTCTGACCAAACCATTCCCGCAAAGAGTTCTTTTTCGCCATCAAAATGTCCTTGTGGTCTTACGCCTTGACTCTTCTACTTGACCGCAACCAGAGGCAATAATGCCTCCTCCATAAAAACCTTTCTTAGGAGGTCGTTTGGGATTATCTATAGAAGACACTATTCCACCTTCTGCTTTCTTAGTAGAGTTTCCCCAATTTGCGGCCCCCACTTTTCGGCACTTTGACAGTGCCCCCGAAGCGTAAGCGGAGGGCCATACCTTGTAACGGCTTTTTACTTTGTGGTAACAAGCGTCTTTTTTGCTTTTCTTTTTTGCCATTAGTTATCCCCTTTGATGGAGGCTTGGATACTTGCTGTCGCATCTGCGCCCTCGAGATTGCCATATGTCCTCTCCATCTCTGTTTTTATATAATCAAGTTGTAAGGCCATAACCTCTGTTCGTTTATCAACAGCGATAAGAGTCTTAGTGACCCAATCAGCCCAACTGTATCCTACGCCTCCGACACCAAGTATGAAAGCTGATACGAGAGTTATCGTGACTTGCTTGTTCAACACTTCCACCTTTTCCTAGCCTGTCTTAAACGTGAGTTGGGATCTTTTGCTGCTTTGGGAAACTTCTTCATCTGACCCGCAGATCGAGCACAGAAAGACTTACGTCTCTTTGCGTCTTTACTTCCCTTTTTTACTTTACCAGTTACAGCAGTCTTTAACTTAGAACCGGGATTTTTACGGCGATAAGCTGCAACTCCTGCTTTAGTCATCCCCGCCCCAGATTTAGTGGAGCGGAAATTTTTCTTGTTTCGTTTTGGCATTTTATCGCTTTTGCGCTCTGCCATAATATTAACCAAACATACCTGTTATTGAGGTTATGTTAGTTAGGGTAATATGACACTCATCGTCAAAGATGACCCCGTGATCTGGAATGGAGACTTGAACCCAGTCACTGGTGTTAAACACCACGTCTAACTGAGTTGCGCCACCACTGCCATTTTTAAACACAACCTGTGGAGAACCAGAACTAGCGGTTTTTACTATAAACGCTTTTAATCTAGTTCGACCACTTTGTAGTGTGCCAGTCGCCGTAGCTGTCTTTGCAAAGATAGAAGCAGCCATTTAACATCTCCTATTAAGGTTGAACAGTAGTATTAAAAGCTTGAGCATACATTACTGTTATAACAACTGATCCCGCATTCGTACCTGCGCTTGAAGTAGCTGTTAGTTTTAAATCGGCTGTACCAGTGTTCTTCCATGTAAGTGTACCACCACCAGAAGCACCTAATGCTTTAATACCTACAGTGGTTCCAGAAGCAACAGCATTAACCAGAGTCGCTGCGCCGCCTACAGTATCACCAACACTAATGTTTGTTGTGGTGTTAGCAGCTACCTCTAAATCAATAATTATATTTACGATTTTTGAGTTAGCGGGAATCACTACAGTTGTGGCTTCTGCTGCAACAGCACCGCCAGATATATCCATTACATGTTGTTGAGTCATTACAACATAGCCAACGTTGGCTATGTCTGATCCAACGGTAGTGCCCGTTGTATTTCTGATGTTACCTGCCCGAATCGGACCTGAAAAAGTTGTTGTACCCATGTCGATCTCCTGTCTAGGGTTAGTCAGCCACACCATGTGACTGTCAGGGATGATTGCATCGTACAGTACTTTGATCTAATTTAAAAGACTCAATAACAGGGTAGGTAATAATGTTGGATAAACCAAAAGTTAAAAATCAGGAACACTTTGAAATAGCAGATAAAATATGTGAACGTGCATTGCGTGGAATCCCTCAAGACAGATGGATAAGAGGAAACCATGAAATGAACGCCATGGTAAAAGCATACATGGATTTAGTTCGAGTGATTCAAGCAATGAATGAGGAGAGAATAGAAAAGGGGCAACCGAAGTCGCCCCAATCCTTACGGAGGTAATACCTCCTTATATCACAGTTTAGGCTCCAGGTGAACCAAAGATACAACGTGGGTCTGAGAACCCAAAGCTGTAACGTTCACGAGCTTTAAACCTCATGTTTCCTGTGTCGAAGTCTGCTTCCATGTTTGTGGATAGCGGAGTACGCTCAAAGTGGATCATTCCACGAGGAGCATCAGTCATGATAAAGAACGCATCAGGATCTGTTAGGAAGTCGTTAACGGCATAACCGTTAGGCAACATACCCATTGATCTTAGTGCGTTTGTATCATTGTCCGCTGTACCAACACGAAGGTTAGATACCATCAGACGCTCTGCAACGAATTGCAGTTGTCTTGGGATAAGTAACTTCATGCCACGTAAAGCAACTTTTAAACCACGCTCGTCAACAAATCCTGCGATATTAATCAAAGCATCTTCAAGAGATGTTTCGTTTAAATCAGCAGCAGTTGCAGGTTCGTTGGCAAATGTACCTCCAGAAGTTAGAGGATGGTCAGTCGCACATAGTGCAACACCATCACCACCCGCAGTTGCACCACCTGTGAACGCTGTGTTCAATACAGATGCAGCTTTAACCTGCTTTGAGTGTGCCATTGAACGAGCCAACGCACGAGTATAACGTGAACCAAGACGATCATAGAGATTGTCTTCGATAGCTTCCTCAGTGATTGAGAATGCCAACGCTACTGTTTCGTGGTTGTAACGAGCAGTGTATGCTTCGTTAGCGTCGTCAAAGTTTACTGCGCCACCTTCTGATTTAGTCGGTGCCGCTCCGAAGCCGGATAACATCACTTCTTCTTCAAATGCTCGATCTGAAGATTCAGTAGTGTAGATCTCTGCATGTTGGTTTTCGTACCTTTCGTACTCCATACCAAACAAGGCGTTGAGACCTGGTTCCAACTCTTTCGCTAGTTGTGCGCGAGATATAGCCATAAGTCAGTCTCCTTATACGCCAGTCGTTGAAACAGTACCGCCTGCAATCGCGCCATTGGCGGAATTGAAGGAGTTGTTTAAACGAACAATTACAGGGATACCCGCTGCGGTAAAATCTGAGTTCTCAGGGTCATCTTGGATACCCATAATTCTCAAATTTAAGTTTGCAGTGGTAGCGATTGTGCTAACACCCAACTTTGCGGAAGAGATACCAGTTGTAGAAGAACCAGAAGCGCCGTCTGCAAAATTTGCGTTTGCGAACACATGTCCTCTAGCAGTTGCTTCGCTTGTTAGTGAAGCATCTGAACAGATGACGAATGTTTGCATTGGGTTGTCATACACGAAGGCTTTGACGGGATGATTAGTGTCCGCGCCAGAACCAGGCCAGTTGTTAGCGAATATAGTTTCACCAGTGGTAGACGAAACGTATTCACAGCCCCAGAAAACACCTACAAGACCTACAGTGCCACCTGCCGCCGCGCCAACTTTATCAATAAAACCAGTTGATAGCGGGATAACAGGTGAGCCTTGAAAGATCGTGTTTGTATTTCCGGCTGCTATACGATACTCGGTCGCACCAGTGGTGTTAGCAGCCTGACCGACTACTCCAATCGGACGAAGTCCGAATGCACCGTTAGTGTTTGCCATAGTAGCAATCCTTTATGTTAATCGGAGTCTCCGTTGGATCCCCCGAAGGTTACACGACTTTGCCGATTATTAGTAATCGGCATTGAAGGATGTTGTTCCTTCATCAAGTCCTGATCCACAGCAGTCATTTGTTCGCGGGTTCGGCCCCCGTAGTACTCGTTTCTTTCATGCGCTGTCTCTTCAGGTATACGGCACAGCATCAGTCCGCCTTGTCCAATCACTCCCTGATATTTGCCATCATCGATGACAGGAGCTTCATAGTGTGGATATTGATCTGCACGGACAGGTTCCCATCCTTCACGTAGCTTGGCATGGACGTTCATCTTGTCCTCCTCCCCACGCA